ATTAAGAATTGAGATTGTTCAACGCTTCCGCAAGAGTTGTCTGTACGCAGTTAGTACCGGGAGTGAGTGTCGCGCCAGCCGCAATAGCCGCCGTGGAGAGATAGAGCGTGTTGCCCACAAAGAAATACTGCCCGCTTGCAATGGGAGCATCAGCAATCATATCGTCCTCCGTGGAGCCTGTCAGCTTGTCGATGTACAGCCCTGTGTCGGCACGATAGTCAACGGTGACATCCCCCGAATCTGACCAGATGTTGTTCTGTCCAAGCAGAGTCGTTAACTGTTGGGCGGTCAGGGAGATTTCGATGGGGGTGGCGAGTTCGTAGCAGAGTTGTACGCCGTTCATCGCCGCTTTGAAGTCCGATGCGGATGTGTAACGAGAGTCTTTGATGTATAGCTGCGAAGTATTTGTGTCGCCCGATATTACATAGTCAATGTCGGGCGTCCATTGGCCTCTGTATTTGGTCTTGTATCGGTCAGAAAGTAAATTCTCAGTTCCATTCGCTTTGCCAGAAAGGGTTGCGTAGAAGAACTGGACAGTTGCGTCGGTTGATGCAATCAACCAATTCAGTGCCCCCAAATCCACCATCGCCCTATCCACCGTCAGCTCCCCCTCCGTCACATCCAGAGTCCCGCCGTAGACTGTGCCGTCTAGGTCGATGGTGATGGTTTCGCCAGAGTATGCGTGGTATGCGTGGTCGGTGGAGGGGTGGTTGACAGCAAATGTATCTATGTTGCCATCATCCGACTTTTCGATGGTAAGTCGGAGATACTTTGCGTTTGTCGGTGCCGTAATGACCTTATTTGCATAGCCAGTAACGCCACTGATAAACGATTTACTTATGTCGTACCATGCTCCCCAAACTGCCGCAGTCTGCTCGGTATTGACATACACAGACATTCCACCAAACACGGGAACGTAATCGGTGCATTTGTAATTAAGAGAGGCAGTTTGTCCCTTTTGCTGACCATCGGAATTGTCAATGTACCCGGCCTGCGCTGTTGTCTTATCAAACAGATTCTCCCCCGTCCTGGTCACCTTCGCTTCCGTCCACCCGGAGATAGGCCGCACATTATCCGGGGACGGGTCACCGCTCCCAGACTGCACAGGCTCAATCGCAATGGTCAGGCTCTTGACCGGGATATTGTCTGCCCCGTCCGGGAAGTTGGCAATCGCTCCGCTTGCCGTATCCGTTGGGTATATGTCGTACATAGCGGACTTTAAATCATCAAACTCGGCCTGTGTTACTTCGCCAGTGTCGCCTTTGTCTCCCTTAGGGATGCCCAAATTTAGCACCGGGTTTTCCGGGGTTCCGGTGATACTCGCTGTTGCATCTGAGCCAGCCGGGAGAGTGGTAACCGTGCCGATCTCCATATCGGGAGTTGGGCCAATATCGCCTTGATCTCCCTTGTCTCCTTTGGGGATACCAAGTGACAAAACGCCATCGGCATAACTCGCAGTCGCGGACGACCCAGCCGGGAGCGTGTTGACGGTGACGGTCAGCCCCTCCAGTTCCGCAATGGTATCCGCAAGGTCACCAAGCAAAGCTGTAAACTCTGCCTCGGTTCCTGTGTAACCGCCTTCAACCGCGTAGGCGTAAGCGGTTACAACGCCTAAATCTTTTTCCGTCATGCTATCGCCTCCACATACAAATGACCGTTGGACAGGAAGAAATCAACCTGCGTGTTTGAAGTTCTCTCGTAAATCAGATGCCCGTTTTCGTCAATATGGAAAAACATATATCCGGCATTTACCGCCGCCTGTTCTGCCGCATCCTGAGCCGCTTCTGCGGCCTCTTGAGCGTCTACCGCTTTGCCCTGTGCTGTTTCTGCCGCAGTCTGAGCGGCAACCGCCTCCTGTTCTGCGGCCTCTGCTCCGGCCTGTGCGGATTCTGCGGCAGTCTGGGCCTCCTGTGCATCCTCGGCACTCTTGGCGGCTTCTCCGGCAGAAATACGGGCTTCTCCTGCCGCCTCCAGGACATCATCAATCCAAGATTCCCACGGCTCAGGTGGTTCTCCTGCGTCTCCAAGGGATTTGGAAACGGAAAACGGGAAAACCTGCGTCTTTGCGATAACCCCGCCCACAGTGTATACAAGCTGTGCATTTCCGGTCCCGACAACCGCAGTTTCCAGATTGGTAATAGGCCACGACAGGACGTTGTCAGTCAATGTGGTAACAGATGCAAACGGGGTTGCGTCTCCGTCTCTCTGTATCAGGATGTCAGCACTCCCGGCCCCGTATTGGGTAACATAGTCGGAGAGGTCAATTTCAAAGATTGTTGCCCCGTTCTCCCCCTGTCTCCCGATAAACAGGAGCGGTGGAGGGCAGGAAACATTGATCTGTATAACCTTTGTCCTCATCCACGCACCTCCAGTCCGTTAATCTCACGCATAACTGTTTCAAGGTGACCGTTGCCACCCAATTCCTTATAGGCGTTGTACATGGCAATGACGTTTTCCTTGTCCGACAGGGTGATCTCCCCGGCCTCAATGTAAGCGCGGCCCAGATACCGCACTCGGTCAATCATCAAGACCTGCTGTGCGTTTACGAGCGCATCTATCCGGCTGTCCCGTTTGTCCTTTTTGCTCCAATGCCGTTGCAGGAGGGCCACAATCAAACTGCTCAGTCCACTGGAACCAAGCACAGCAAGCACAATGGTTAGAATCATTCAACCGCCCCCTTACACCGTGCGCCAACTTGACCATGAGGAATTTGTAAAGCTGCGGATATATATGACACCAGACGCACCAATAAGCATTTGCACGGTGAACGCCGCCGTGGATGCCGCGGGACGCAACACTAACAGCGTCCCATAGGTTACCCCATCAGGTAGCCCGGTATATGTGTTCGACCCAGAAATAACATAAATCCCGGGGGTAACAAACGATGTCAGGCTTGTTCCGTCTTCCACAGTGCCGCTCTGCTTGAGTGCCGCGCTGTTTACGCTATTTGTGTTGGTGTTGACTTCGTTGATCGCCGCAACCGTGGATGTTTTCGCAGATGTGTTAAGGTTCGATAGCGTTCCAATTCTACCAGAAAGCGAAGTGTTGACGGAATTTATGCTGTTTGTGTTCGCCGTGATATTTGCGGAGTTCGCAGAGATGTTTGCAGCGTTTGTGGAGATACTTGACGTATGCTGTGCCAGCGTAGACGTATGCCCGGAGACAGTAGTCTGCAAAGCAGATAGCCTAGTCTCTGCGTCCGCATCGTTGAATGAGTATGTTGTTCCATCTCCCTGTATCCGCAGATAACTAATATCATTTGCCATTGACCATGCCTCCTATATAATCCTCAAGTTTTTTCAAGTGGGCCTCAAGATCATTGATTCTTTCCTGCTGTTCTTGTATCAGTTTCAGCATACCGGGGATGATTCGTCTTTCGTCCCAGCTTTCAATCTCCCCGTCCCGGTGAATTACCGCAGACGGATAAACCTCTGCCACATCTTCCGCTATAAATCCGGGGAGTCTCTGGCCCTCCATGTCGGTGTACTGGAGCGGATGCCCCTCATTGTAGACAAATGTTTTCGGTTCCAGTTTCAGAAGGTTATGAGCGTCTTCCAACGGCTGTATGCCGTGCTTATACCGTTTGGAGGAACTGGACGCAAAAGAAACTTGTTGGCCGTTTATCATCTGTGCAGAACTATCAATTCGCAAAGACGGAATCCCTATCCCGCCTCTGCTTTTGCCGATTTTAATTGCATCTCCGCTTAACTCTACAACAATCTGCCTTGTGGTTCCAGCGGAAATAACATAGCCAAAAGAATCCTTTAAATACGCTACATGATAATAATGCGTGCCGCCATTGGTCACAAAATCATGATACCTAGTTGCAGTGCCAAAAAACGGCGAATCGTCAGAACTATTAACCGCCGTTGCTTTGCTTGTAGCCAGTCCCTCCGCGCTTAACACGTTGTAACTTGTGCCGCTATCGGAAGAAACGTTCAGCCCAACAGTTGTGTAGCTTTTAACCGCTTGATCTACAAGGTGATAATAGTTAAATGTAACAGAACCAAGTGTCCCGCTGTATGCAACCCCAGATTTAGACAGTGCCATTGTAATATTGCCGGAGATATTGGCGTTTGTACAGGTCAAAACGCCATCCGCTGTCAAACTTGAATTAGTGGCGTTCCATGCCAGATTTGCGAATGAGATTAACCCGCTCTGCAAATCCCATGTGTTCTTTCCAACCAGATCAGACAGAACGCCGCCCTTAATCAGATTTGCCGTAATAGTTCCCGCTCCAATGAAATCAGCATTGAATGTGCCGTCTATTGTCCACGCCGATCTAAACGGGCCGGAATAGCCATTGGTTGAAAAACCTATGCCGTTTTTATTCATCCTGATAACATTAACAGCAGTAGTCATGTCATTGGTGTCCATAATCAGGATTTCTTCCGGTTGACCTGCGGCGTTTAGGCTCATCACCACATAACCGCCAAGCCCTCCGGTTATTAGGTCTGTCTGTTTGTCCACATACGCCTGTAGTGCGCCAACCTCATTTTTCATGTTTCTGTTTGCATTTGCGATTTCCTCATCAATATTGGTGATCTGCGCCGCAAGGTTCGTTCTGGTGTCCCCGATCTCCAGAGCGTTATAACGCTCCTTCAAGACGTTGTACTCCGTCCTAACGATCTTTGCTGTTGCGTCTACTCCCAGAGCGTCATATCTAACGGTGAGAGTGTCGCAGAGGTTCACCCGCTCCAGAACCCTGTAATCATCGTATGTGAGTTCCCACGTTGCTCCTGTCAGTGTAACGGTGTTGCCAGAGACAGAACCGGATGCCGTGAGCGTTTCGCCGGAGACAGAGGCCGGGAGTACAAGCGTCCTTGTGGGGGTTCCTACACTAACACCTTCCATCTGCCAGAGTGGAACAAACTCCACATCAAGGGATACTCTCGGGATGCCTATATCATTGTCGGTGATGTATTTGTTCGCTCTCGCTCTAAGCTGTGCAACCGTAGGGGCTTCTTCCCAGTCCTCGGAGAAGTCAATAACAGCAGTTCTCTTATACGGGAAATTCGCCGCAGTTGCCGCCCACACAGCTTTTTCCGGGAGGGTTACAACCGTACCGTCTTCGCCCTTGTAGTACGGGCAAACGCCCGTAATGGTGGTTTCTATGTTTTCGTCCTGCGTCAGGTCTGTAATGTTCTTTCCGTATCTGAGGACAACCCCCGTGTCTGCTCCACGGTTTACATGGAGTTTCACAATGCGGTTGTCAAACTCATATTCGCCCTTGCCGTAGACATCTAGGATTGACCCTTGCATACCTCCCAGAAGCGCACGGAATTCCTCCGGGTGATCCAGTTTAAAATTCCCGGTGGTGGTCTTGTCAGTCCACACAGAAAAGGGGTTTTCCTGCGCGGAATTGGCAACCATCCGCAAAAGGGCCTCTTGGCAGCTTGTGGCTGTGAACGGCATCACCGGGATATGGTTTAGCTGATAGGAAATATGTTCCGCATAGATGGTCACAACTCCATTAAGGGGTTTCTCCATGCGGTAGATTCGGAACGGTTGGATTGCCTTACCGTCTGCGGGAACTGCACAAATGATCCGTGAGATAGAAATATCGCTGTAGTGCCTTCCCGTGATTGGATAGCGCATTTCCAACTCAT